TCAGTGTCGTATGATTGTTCAGGATTAAGATCAGATACTTCCGCTCCAGACGTACCAGAGCGGAGACGGGGATCGTAATTGGGGTTATATAAATCAGCCATGATAATATTTTAGTAGAAGATATACAACTAAACGCCATGATGCACGGCGCCGCTGGGTTTTTAGATAGCTTTGTACAAGACGAAATTCGTTGCCGTTGCTTGACAGAAGAAAATTTTGGTCAACCGCTGGACAACGCAGAAAATGATGTTCCGTTGTACGATATGTACAATCGTGGATTAACAGCGTGCGAACAGGGTTTAGAGCGGAATCCTCTCAATCTGGAAGGGATGAATCGACCAGGGAAGACAGGCTATATTCCGGGGATCGAGGAAGCGACTATGTATCCAGGGACGATGCCGATTCCCAAGGACAAACTCGTGGATCTACCTCCAGCCAACATTACGACCGAGATGACCCTCTCGAAGAAAAGACGTGGTTTGAGCCGGTAGAACAAATAAGTGATTGCCCAGGTGGGGTTTGTCCGGTACCGTGGGCTGTGAAGGAACAAGCCCCTGTGGTGCTACCAGATCAAGTCAATCATCCGCCCCACTACACCGATGGCGAAATCGAGTGTATTGAAGCAATCGAAGCCCAGCAGACTTTAGAAGAGTTCCGAGGTTACTTAAAGGGTAATATTGCCAAGTATCTTTGGCGTGAGCGCCATAAAGGCGGGACAGAATCACTGAAGAAGGCACAGTGGTACTTGGATCGATTGATTCAACTGGACGAAATTCAAAAGGGCTGAAGATCGTCTTCGTCTTCGTCGGCCATACAGGCAGCTGCTAACTCTAACAACTCGAGATCAGTGGGAACATCAAAGTCAATTTTGATGTTCTCACCGTCAAGAATTTCTTTGATTGCCTGCCATTCCATCAGGCGCTGGTAGTAGAGGTTCAGAAGAGCGGCGTTTAATTCGTCCCATGTCATTTCCTGGGCTTGAAGTTCAGCCTTGCGCATCGAAAACTGAAGCTCCAAAGGAAGCTCGAACTCACGCGGTTCAACTGATTTTTCCATGGTCAGATTGCTTCTTCATCATCATATTCTAGGACCATTCTCCATCCTCTACGGTTTCAACAAAATAATCTTCTATTCCTAGTTCTTCCCAATAAATAATTTGACTGTCTTCCTCTGTGATATCAAAGCTATTTGCAAATTCAGCAAGGATATAGGGATTCATTTTTTCTTCTAAAACCCTGATGGCTCTGACTTGATGAGGAGATGCGGAATATTTACGAAACGCCGTCAATAAAACTTCGGTAGAGCTCCAGGGATTGTTATCAACTTCAGAAAGGAACAGGCGAATTTCTTCCCTGCGCCGATCAATTAAGTTTCCAATTACTTTATAGTCTTGATCAAAAATCCAGCGTGACATTTCTAGCGCCAAGGCTGGCCAATCCTCATTGCCAATTGCCTCTATCACTTCGCTGTATAAAAATGATTCCCAGCCAATCGAATGGATAAAAGAAATCAACGCCGCACGCATTCTTTCATCTAAATGTAAATTAATTGTGTCTAAATCGTTATCAATACACCTAAGTTCATATTTTAAATATTGGAGTGCCTTTGCCTTAGTGCACATTTGCCCAGCAGCTACCGAAGTTCCGTCAGGATAAAACTGTGTTCCGAATCCAATTGAATAGGGTTGTCCACCTGTGCTTAAATCAGGGTACGCTTTTTCGTTAAACCCCTGATATTTACAGATAATGTCTATAGCTGCTGAGAAACGTTTCATGGGGGCAATATACTATTACCCCCAATCATACATAAATTATTTACCTTGTCCGCGACTCAGTTTGCGCCCGTGACTGGGAAGAGAATTACGTCCCTGGCCTTGACGCGTTTTCTTGGGCTTGGACTCAAGTCGAACTGTGGTGGATTTGGGTTTTGCCATGGTGCGGACTAAGTGGCGTCACCACTTTAGTCGATTTACCATTTAACCTTGTGCGACCAGTAACGAGCTGACATAATATCTGGATTTGCGTCTTGCGCGTTATGTCTCGCGTAGTAAGACTTCTTGCGAGCTTTGTCCTTGGCTGTTTGAGGGTTTTTGCCAGCGCCTTCAACGCCCTGTTGACCAAAGCGGATAATCTTTTCTTTACCGTCCTTACATGCCTTCACAACGTGAGACTTGGTCTTGTGCCCAGGGGTACGTTTAGGTTTGTTACAAGGCATTGAATCCTTGGCGATCTTTGCTGCCTTTGCAGCCTTTTTATGTTTATCAGACATCAGAGACCCTTAAACATCGATGTAAATTCACCGAGAATCTGACTACCTGTTTTTGATTTGTAGTCAGTATCTTCATCATCATCTCCTAATCCTAAAGCAAAGAAGCTTGATGAACTTGGGGCATCATCATCAGTCTCCGCTGTATCTTTACCATCTTCCGCAAAGAACCCTTCAATCGTTCCAAGAGAAGCAAACGGGTCACCAAAGTCTATGCCTTTCATCTCTAGCGCTTCACTAGCGCCTGCTTTTGTTAACAATTTCTGATCAGATCTATTTAAGTCAGGGAAAAAGTTTTCGTAAAACTCATCTTCTGTTCCCTGAAAACCAGAAGATTGGAATATTTTATAAAGTTCAGTTTCTGCTTTGGGCTGTTCATCTTTGTAATCTTCTTCTCTTTCAATGTATGTAAGACCAAGGATTTCTTGGGTAGGCCTTTTCCTTTTTTCGTTCAGATACTTGATTTGTTCTCTTATATCTTGTGCTGAACCGTTTCGTAAAGTTTCAATGATGTACTCTTTAACCTCGTCAATCGTACCCTGAAAACCATCTAGGCCTACTTGTTTTAAAGCCTCATCCCATTTCTCTTTATCTGCTGGATCTAATCCCACTAACATCTCATCGGCAAACTCTTCTGGTGTAATAAACTGGCCAAAGATTGTACCTTGTTTTAATGCTTCTTCTTTTAAAGCCGGAAGGATGTTGTTGTAAATCTCATCCTGTACGTTGCCAGCTGTGAGAATGTCTTTTGCTGGATCATACCCTTTACCTTGCCCTTTAACTTCAAAATGTAATTTTGCAAATTGATCCTTGTTGTTAAGATCCAAACCAAACCGATAGGCTTGCTGCGCCCAGTAAGGATCACCCTTCTTGGCCTCCTCCCAATCTTTTGCGACAGTATCAGCCTGTTCTGCATATCTACTTTCTGCCGCTTTATTACCAGTGGGATTAAAATAAAATTCGGCATCAAAATAACGATCGCCTGTTTTCTTAATCTGGTCAAGATACTGATCAGCACGCAATTGTGCGACTTGGCTTACAGCATTAACCATGTCTTGAGTCTGGAACGGATTCTGTTCTTCTTGCCTAACATCCAAGTACTCAATAAACTCATCCATAGATCTAGACGTGTTGAAGCGTGGTATCAAATACTCATCAATAAACTGACGTGCAAAGTCTGCTTGTATTTTAATCGTATCTTTTGCTTCTGCTGTCGAATAGCCAAGCTCTAAATCCTGATCGTATTTTTTCTTTAATTCATTATCAAACCATTGCTGCCAGTTATATGTCGCATTGTTTTTAACGCCCGTGATATTTTGTAAGCTTTTTTCCAGGGACTCTTCAGCCTTGCTGCCAGAGGTAAATGCCAGCATTCCGCCGACTCCGGTATCACCCAAAATTGAATTGGCAAGTTCTTTATTAATATCCATGATTTCATTGAAGCCGCTGAAACCTTTTAATAAATCCAACCCCGCTTCTTTTGCCTTAGCCTTCTTTATTTCATTGATGGCATCCTGAAGAATATTTTGCGTTAATGCACCAAAACGTTTGGCGTCAATAGTCGCTCTTTCACCTACCGCTTCATTTAGTGCCTCTTCTAGCTCAGTAATCCCATAGCCTGCATTGGCGTTATAGTCAAGACGTATTTGTTGGTCCTCTGGTCGATCAGATAAACGAAATAAAACAGCAAACTCATCTGGTTTGTTGGGATCTAGAAATTTTTCTTTTGCTAATTGTTCCCAGTAAGGGTCATTGTTCTGTGCTTTTTCCCACTCTGCAGCGACTTCTGGAATTCTGAGAAGTCTGTCCGTCTGGGTTTGTGTGTTGATCCCAAGCTGTAAATCACGTACTTGCTGTAATTCCTGATCAGTTGGAACTTCCTCTACATACTTATTCGCTTGCTCTGTAACTTCCACCGGATTGCCTCGCAGCCCAGCAGGCTTACCCTGGGTTGTGTAGTGCCAAAGATAGTAGCCTTCTTCACCATACCGGTTAACAACATCAACGTCATCGTTTTTGACAGCAGTGGCATACTGTTGCGCAATCAATGGATTTTCTTCCTTGTAGTAACTAGCGTCAAAATCGCCATATTGAGGCTTGGCTCCAAGAGCTGGATCCCACTTCTCTAGTTTTTCTGTTAAATAAAAAGTTTTAAAATTATCTTCAATTCCTGTAATGCCTAACTTTTTAAGGGCCTCTCGTTGCTCTATGTAATCGCTACCCTTTGTGGCATTAATAATATTCTCTGCTACAGGGAGGTTTGCGTTATAGCTATCAACTTCCTTATTATATGGTTCAATAAGTTCTTTGTTAATGCGTTCGTTGTTGTTAGCGACATCAATCTGTTCTTGTATCTCAGGAATCTTTTTTGCATACTCTTGCGCTATAAAATACTCAGGCATAAACCATTCAGTATTTATAAACGTTTCAAAGCCTTCTTCCCCTGGAAAGGGTAAAGTTTTTGTTTGATCAGCGCTTGGATCGGGACTTGTGCTGAAACTTGGAATAAGCCGCGTCACCGTAGTGTATCCAGATCCCATTTTGGGATTCGGAACGAGTACCTTTGTTTTTTTGTAGTTAATATAATATCTTGACGGATAACTAACAGTCTTTAAATCCTCTTTTTGTTGCTTATTAAAACTCCATTTTTTATTAGCGGCATCGTAAGAAACGGTCATATCATGCAACCTGCTCTAGTATGTTTAACGGCAAATGAGAGAAATCTAAAAATCCCTGATCCATCCAGGATTTTATCTTATCCATCCTAGCTTGAGTAAAGAATTCCTGCTGTTCATACCATTCTTCCATTTTGGAACTTGCCTTGTTTGTGTTGCAACGACGACAAGCTGGGATCAAATTATTCCTGTTGCTAGTACCTGAGCGGAAGCGGGGGATGATGTGGTCAAGAGACGTTGCATCGTCTCCGCAATAACCGCATTTACAACCCCAGGCATCGTAAATAGATTGTCTATATCTTTTTTTCGCTAACTTTGGAGTTAATTCAATGAGCAGGGCGAGGGGTTCCTGTTCACAATTGAACATACTCTTTAGTTGCTGTTACCTAATTTTAATTTGCCTACACATACACAACTTTGAATAAAGAGATAAAAAATTAATTAAGGCTCTTGACAGCCTGTTGACTCTGTGTACGCTATATGAGTAAGCGTCTCCTCGCGCCATGACCAAAACACCAGGATGGGTCTCCGTCCAAAAGGCGGAAGAACTACTGGGCATTGACCGCAAGACCCTGTTCAAGTACAGGGACGACGGCACCCTTAAGCTCGGCCCCCATTTTGCGGCCTTCCCTGAAACCCGTTCTCGTGACAGCTACCGCTGGAATGTAGGCGCAGTTCGGAAGCAGCTTCAAAAACAAAATAAACTTATGGCAATGCCTATGGCTTAATCCTGTGTGTGGATGAGTTGGGACGGATGACCCTGCTTCGGCGGGGTCTTTTTATTCGGGTATTACACCACTGGAAAACGCTGCCCACGCAAGACCAATCGCTTCAATTGAAGAAATCTCGCCGGATCCATAAGGTAGGTTCACAACATCACCTACGTGATAAACCGTAGGTACTCCACTTGCTTCAACAGGACTAAAACCATACTTCCGCAAAGACTGCTGTTCTTCTGAAAGAACAAACGTTCCGTCAACAATATCGCCAAAATTAGTCATCAGGTTCCAGGAATGCCTCCTTGTGCTGGGATATATGGTTTTCCGTTTTTATCGTACATCGTAAAGCCAGACATCAAAACAAATGTCGATGGGACATTAAAAAGTTTCTGCATCATAGGCATCATCATTGGAGCTTGGCAGTTGTAGGGAGGTACATCCATAAAAGAAAGGCCCCGCCTGGCAATTTCGTATCCAGCCTTCTCGTTGTTTTCTCTTGCTTCATCAACAAGTTTTTGTTCCCATTGAACAATACTTCCTATCTCTACAGGAAGATCAGAGGGCTCAGGTGGAAACACTTTCTCTGTAAACTTCATTGCGTAAATATGCTTGCAATAGCGCAACTCATCGAGCAGCGGAGTCCAGAAATCGGTTAGAGATGTAATTGTATAAGATCCGTCCGGATTACGTCTACTTGCGTAGTCTTCAAAAAGAACGGGACCTTCTGCTGTAGCGCCCTCAAGAGAAGGTAACGGCTGGTTCCTAATGTACTGACGACCAAAGTCACGGAACACACCAGGATTGTCTCGTAATGTTCCAGGGATAATCGATGAGTTGGGTGTTACTGTCGGAGGAATATCATATTCCGGCGCTGGCGCAATAACTTCCATGTTTCGATTGACAGTGGCACTTGTCATTGCGCTGTTGTCAACCTTGCCCCTGAGAGTCATTACTTCATAACGACCAGGTTTAATGGTAGATGCACGAGTGCGCGGAAAAACTTTTTGATTGCCTTTTCCAAGTCCCATCATGTAAGCATAGTCACGGCGCGTGAAATCCTGACAAGAACAACAATATCTAGTACCTGTCATTAAATAACGACTAACGCTTGGTGATGCCTGTGAGGGAGTGCGGAGGACTGCATCTGGAGTAGACTCAACCGAACCTTGTTTTTGAATCGTCAAGATACCATTGATTTCATCGGTTGCAACTAAAACACCCTGTACATATCCATAACGTTTTTGAGTGGCTGGATCAATAGTTTCAGAAGTTATTGGCGCACCACCAATTGTAATAACCCGATCCTCTAGAATTTCTCCGTTAATCGGATATTGCGCTGGGATAATGGTCTTGCCACCGATGATGACAGGGGGTATATAAAGAGGTGGGGGAAGGGGATTAAGAATATTCCAGCCACCATCCAGTTGTATATACCAATAATTGGTATCCTCTGTTACGGCTTGAATAGATGCGGCAATGCCCCCAGCACCTCTCAAATTATCAAATCTAAGGCTACCTCCAACACGTACACCTGCCCAATGCATTCCAAACTCTTTATTTGTAGTTGGAAAACCCTGGAAGATTCCGGGAATCTGGGGCGGATTAGATCCAGGGGGTATTACTGTCCCAGGGGGTAAAGGGATAGCGTAGTTAAATGGATAGCTGTAAGTGTTGTCTGCAAGTGTATTGCAATAAATTTCAAATCCCCTTCTCCAACGGGACCAGGCAGATTCTCTGTTTGCAGAATAAATAGAATCTGGTACTGATCCTTTTGAGAATTCGGTGCGAATTGGTTGTACGGTTTTTGGAGTAACTGTCTCCGAACGAATGAAGTTGCCGAAGGAACTTCCTCGTTTTTTAGCCATGATCAGAAGAAACCGCCTTGAGCGTAAACGTGTGCACCTGGGGTGTAACCAGAAATATTAGGGCCGTCTGGGAAAACACCGACATAAATGCGGTCACCACGCTCCAGGTAAATGCCTTTGTTGCGGAGAGGAGATGCTACACCAAGACCGGCTGTATTACCTGCGGTCGGCATCGGATAAGCCAGTTGAGGCATTGCATCAGAGCAATCAACTTGACCGCTATTCGCTGGGATTGTTTTAGAGAACAGAACCCTGTAGTCGCCACTACCAGGAATAGGAGTGGTCGTGCCACGGGTGTGATAGAAAACAAAGGTTACAGCTGGCTGGTACCCATAAGCTGCACCGTTGTAACTAAAGCCGCTAGAAGTTCCTCCAGAGAATTCAAGCGAAGTATTGACGCCGGTCAGGGTTGATGCGCCTGTGTAGGTGTAATAGCCATACCCACTTTCAGCTGCAGTGCCAAGAACACCGGTTTGTTCAATAAAAACAAGCTGACCGCTCGTTAACGAGATTACGGTTCCAGAGGTGCCGGAATTAATTGTGTAATCTGGAGCGCGATACTTATCGTTCCGAACGATCGTAATAGCATCAACGACGCCACCGTTGTTATTATCTTCGCTTAATTCTGCGTCCATGTCCACCAGGATAGACGGAGCCTGGCCACCCTGAACAAATAAAGTATTGCTGGCAGTACTGCCCACTGTTTGGGTCGTAACCCGAACCGAATCAAATAATGGGCGATCCGAAAATACGGGCTGTTTATTTGTGGAAGTCGACGCCACTATTCTTACCTTGGTTTTTTCTAATTATAAACGATTTAGATTATTAAGCGCCACCGGAGGACCTTAGATAGTTCATCATCTGCACGAAATTAGACGGAGGATCCATGGATGCGTTTACTAGTGCATCTGGATTATCAGAGAGAGCACTAAACTCTTTCATGTATTTTCCGGCCATATCTGATTGAGGCTTGAATTTAAAACGCTTAGATAACTCATACCTTAACGCAGAAAAAGGCGACGCATCTCCATAGAAAGAGCGCCGCACTTCACCTGGTAAATAACCAGTATCTAAATAGTCTGCAAAACCAGCCATTAACGATTACCTCCAAAGAGCGAAGGAAGTATTCCTCCCTTTGGAAGAATGTTTCCTAAGACCTGTTGAAGAAAAGACTGCGAAAGCGTCTTCTTCTTTTCGGATCTACCAAGGTCCGTGCCAAGGATTGGTCCCAGGATAGAAGATACTGGTGGGGGAGGAGTCGGCGGCCCTTGCTGTACAACTGCTGGCTGGGAAACACGACCAAAAATATCAACACCTTTTTGGTAAAGTTGTTGACTCAAGGGATCAAAGTAAAAATTACTTTTTCCTGGCACAGGTGCGTAATCCTGTGGCTTTTTAGAGCCATATGCGGCAACGCCTCTGAATGACTGTGCACCTTTTGATCGCCTGAACTGCTCACCAACCAAGAAGGGATCATTGATTAGCTGACGTATCCGATTGTACTCAGCTTCACCACCAAGTTTGCCCGCGCCAAAAGCGGGATCTTGAAGATCCTTCATGCTGTAATTAAATACAGCTTCGTATTGACCAGGAGCTTTGGCAATGTTACGTAAATCGACGCCACCCCAAGCACCTCCGCGCAACCTTCTAGCAAGAAGATTCGCCATGACTGCAGCAACATCTTCGCCTTTGCCACCTCGATATCCTTCAAGTCCAGCAAGGACAGTTGCTGCATTCATCTCTTCGGGTTTTAAACCAAAAAGTTCTTGTACGGTCTTGGGAGCCATCTTTACATTCCTCTTTGTCGTTTGATCAACTCTCGGTATGCAAGACCCGGATTGGCTTTCGCCCATGCCATGAAGGCTTCGTCCGCCATCCCTGCTGCACCGCCCAGATCTCTCAACTGACGCTGAAGCTCTCCACCCTGCTCCATGCTCCTACCCAGTTGCTGCTGGCCCGCA